TTAAACTTTCTTAGATTTGTTCATCTTGTTCTTCATGGTACGCTGACCACGCATGGGCATCTTAGCTTCAGACATGCCAATAGCAATAGCTTGCTTACGGTCTTTAACAACAGGGCCACCTTTACCGCTATGCAGAGTACCTTCTTTGTACTCACCCATAACTTTACTTATCTTAACTGTTTGTTTCTTTGTAGCCATGTTGTGTCCTATTTAAATAATCTATCCATGAAGAATGTGATACCGCCACCAACTAAAGAAGCAATAGTCATACCCATCCAAAAACCACCTTTAGACTTATTGGCAAGCTCTAGAAGGCACTTAACGTCTTTACGTAAGTCAGACACTTCACTTTGTAGAGAATCTACCTGAGCTTCTAGCCTACCAAACTCTCGTGCAGATACTTCGTCCATGCTATTCCATAGCCTCAAGTTGAGCTAGTTGATCAGCCTTGCTTGGACGGCCCATCTTTTTAGTAGCTACTACAGGAGGAGTATCTTCAACAGGAGTGTCTTCCTCTACGCGCTCGTAGTCAGGATGGCCCTTCATAGAGTCAATATCAACTTGATGCACAAAGGTAACAGTGTTTCCACTGATTAGACATTTAAAGGTAGCTAACATGGAGGTAATTCCTTAATAGGCACAAACCAAAAGAGACCCCTTGTGAGGATCCCCTTCAGTTTGTTTATTAGACCAAACGACCAATAACCACTTTAACAGTAGTCGAAGCCAAGTCAACAGTGCCACCTGATTCGTTCTGTAAACGAAGTGTGACCACGTTAGCAGCACTGACGTAGGCGTGGCAAACCACAGCAGCTTTGTCAACACCGAATGAAAAACCTAGAACAATGTCGCCAAGGACAACACCGGGAACAGCAATAGTTTCTGTTTCACCAGCACCGTCAACTAGCGAACCAGCGTCCAAGGTACAAGTTACACTCCATGTGTCTGAAAACAGACCACGGAATTGATCGTTACCTTGACGGGTAACAACAGCGGTTGCAGCGGGCATTTATATACTCCTAATTGATATTATATGAAAGACTAAAAAGACCCCCTCCATGTTAAGAGGGGATCAATTAAGCTTTAACGATTAGGTTGGCACTGCCAAGGCAACAGAAGCGTAGTCACGCAATTCAGCAACACCGTACAGAGTGTCAGCAGTAAACAGAGTACCGAGGTATTCTTGTTTGTACTGAGTCTGTGCGCGGATGCCCACTTGCTCCACCAAGACCATAGAGTCCTTGTGTGCCATCAGAGCGATACGAGCTGGTTGAGCTGTACCTGTACCATCTTCGGCATCAGTAGGTGTGTCAGCGTTTGTAGAAACGTACACTTTAACGCCATACACATCACCGATTTCACCGTTACGGATGGTGTTGTTACCGCCTTGTTCACCCACAAAAGCTTGCTCAGTGAAACGAGCCAAACCCATCAAGGTGTTACGTGACGATGGAGGAACGATGAAGAAACGACCGTCCATAGGCACATCAGAGTCATCCAAACGCTGGATAGAACGACGAATTGCAGCGTCAGTCAAAGCAGCTTGGTTGTCAGTGGTGTAGTCATAAGCGGTAGTACCGTTAGAACCGATGAAAGCGCCTGAATAACGAGCACCTGTACCACCTTGAGCCAAACGACCCAAGCGGATCAGGTCAGAGTCAACTTGCTTACCGAGTGCGTAACCAGCGTCATCTGTGTAGAACTGACGGAGGCTAGACAAGGCTTGTGCTTCGACGATGTCTTCGATCAAACGGCTGTATTCGTAGTGCTTGTTAATCAAGACTTGCACTTCAGTTTCAGTTGCTGCGATCAATGTTACTTGAGTAGAAGCTGCCTTGACAGAAGCTGAACCACGTGTAGGGCTAGGAATGTGAACTGTGTCACCTTTCTTGCCTTTGAAGCTCATTTTCTTGACGAGGTTAGCGGCTACCAAGCTCTTCTTATAAGCAGCTACAATTTCATCACTCCAAATTTCAGGAATGAATGTATTAGCTGTTGTTACCGTTACGTGTGCTGTTCCGAGACCCATTTTAAATACTCCTAGATATAATACAAATTAAAACTTAAACTTACCGAACACGCCCGTCAGCGTAGGCTTGCATGATTTCAGGCTCTAACGCTTCATAACGATCCGGATCACTCATTCGCAGCCGAATAAGGTCGGCCCGACGATAAACTCTCTTCGATGATTCACCAGTACCGCCAGTATCAACAGTAGCAGCTTTTAAGTTCTGCTTTAAGGTGTCTTTACCTTTGGCTGCTACCTGCTGCGTCTTAATATCCTTAAGTTGCTTAAAGGTAGACAACAATTCATTTGCGCTGTCGTAATCAAACTCACCATCGGCTTTAGCGTACAATTGAGTGCGAATGGGAGACTGTTTTACCCACTCCGCAAACTCAGGATTTTGAACAATAGTACCGAAGTCAGGATGCTCTTGACTTAGCTTCTGCTGAATCTGCATCTTCTTGAACTCTTGGGCGCTTTGACGCGCTGCGAGAACATCTGGATGCTTATCAATAGAATTACGAATTGCCTTCTGAGGATCTTCAAAGAAGTCAATTTCAGGCTCTACTTCAGTAGGTGCAGACTTACTCGATAGGCTCTGTTTCAACAATTCATCAGCAAGTTTACGAACCTCGCCAACTTCTTGTGCCTGTTTACCGATTAGCTTTTCAGCCTCTTGGTGCATCCGAATAATCTCTTGTGAGGACTTCCCTTTGTATTTCTCAGGGATTGTGTCTTCACTTGCGTGATCTTCTTCAATCTTAGGCGTTGCGGTGAGTTGTTCAACTACGTCGAGTTCACCTAGAGTACTATCTTCATTATTATCTACTAACATACTAATTCCTTTTCCTGCCACACGTATAAGATGTATGGTTCTAGGATTCACAATATTTAAAATATAAACCCGGTATTGCTACTTATGAGTTCGCTTTCCTCTCTTGGGCGAGCTTTTCAGATCGCTTGCGTTCCCATGAGTCATAAGCTGTCGGAAAAGAGCCTGACCAGCCTTCTAACTTCATGGTAGGTGCACTAGTCACCCTTGTCGAATCAGAACCACATTCCCTACAGGGAGTTGCGCGGCACTCTAGTTCCACAAAAGCTTCAGTGCGATGACCGTTATCACAAACAAATTCAAAGATACGACGAGGCATTGTTTAGACCTCACCTGTCTCTTGAAGATCCTTGTAAGTACGGCTGTAGGCTTCCTTCAAGCCATATAACCAGTTCAAAATATCCATCTGTCCACGACGAAAGTCTAAATTGTGTGTTTCCGTGACAGAAGATAGTTTGTCGTAGCTATCCTTTACTTTGAGGATGTCTTCCATGAGTTCTTTCCACCCTTGAGTGGACATCATGTCAAAAGCATCATCGTAGAATTTCGATAAATCTTGTAGTTCTTTGTCCATGTAAGGAGAACCTCTTAGTTAATAAGTACGTAATGTATACTAAAAAGTACTCTTTGTCAAGTACTTTTGAGTACTTTTTTAAAAGAAAGCCATAAATTGTCCACCAGCCACGTATCCCCCACTTGGAGGCGCTGTAAATATCCACCCTGTGTTACCGCCAGAATCTGTTGAATTTGCCCCCGCATACCATGTAGCACCACCAGTGGCAGTTGAATTTTGAATATTTAAATAATCTGAACTTACAACGCCGCTTGCTTTGGAAAGTGTGCCGCCACTAATTGTCACAATGTTACCAGCAGACCCTGTGACGTTCCAATTGGTTACTGTGTTTGAACCTACAAAACCAAAAATAGTAGTTCTATTAGAATTAGAAATTGTTTGTATTGTGTTTGAACCAAAAAAATACAAATATCCTGCGGAATTTTTAATAGCACAGTTGTAAGTAGCGCTGCCACCGTAAAAATTACCAGTTCCAAAATTATTGGATGTTAATTCAATTGTTCCTTCGCTTGTGCCTTGTGTGGTAGTAAAGTTAGTTGGCGCAGCGTTATCAAATGTGGTGCATTGTATTGTTCCACCATTAAACGTAATATTTTTTGTTCCCGCAGCAGTTTGAAATGTAGACCCCGATGCACTGCCGAACATAAAAAGAGTTTTGCCATTTAAATTTAATGTGCCAGATGTTAATGTTACTAATCTAGTTCCAAAATCATTAGACCAAGATATGTTATTTGATAATGTAACAGTCCCTGTTGGGCTATTTATTTCAATGGTCGAATAAAATGTACTAGGTATATAAACTGCTTGCGTTGTGCGACCAGCAAAAGTAGTAGTTCCACCACTGGTAAAAAAACTAGTGTTGGGCGCTGTTGAAAAATCACCATAAACTGTGGGGTTTGAAGATATTACAAAACTAAAACCATTAAAGGGCCTTATTACATTTAATGTTCCAATATTGTAATCTGCGTTTATAGTTAATGAACTTACGCTTGCACTTTCGTTAATTACGGCAGTATCTTGCGCCAATGGAAAATCAGTTGATACGGCTGAACTCCCTGAAGCTGCCCAACAACCACCACTTGTTGCTCCCCAATTAATTGTAACAGTTGCAGGAACAAGATAAACAGTTTTTGCAGCATTAAAATTTATGTTACTGTTTCCACCACAGTCTCCAAACCTAGTTCCAGACCAACTTGCTGATGCCCCAGCTGCAACAATATCTCTAAAATCTACATCTCTCATTGATGCAAGAGTATTTACTGTTAATGTTCTTTGAGTTCCCAAAACATCAGAAGCAATCATTGTCCGATATGAGGCAGCAAGACTATTAGTAACTGTAAATGTTCCGCTAATTGTTTGATTTGCGTTAAAAGTAACTTTTGTAATACCAATAGCAGTTGATCTACTAGTTATAGATAAATTACTAAATGTGTTTGCGCCAGTTATTATTAAGCTAGATTTTGCGCTATTTGTAAATGATACTCCACCAAAAGTTAACCCACCTCCCTCAAATACAGGAGCAGAAACAGAGGAAGTTATTTGGGAACTGCCCGCATTAAGCGTAAGATTGGTGCTTGGTGAAAACGTAACTGCGTTTAAACTGTTTAATGTAATAGTGGAAGTACTTAAATTTATTGTTCTTGTATTTGAATTTGCAGAAGACAAACTACCAGCAGTTATGTTGTAACCACCAGTATTAAATGTTCCGTTAGTTACTATAACGCTATATGATATTAAACTAATTGCGCCGTTTAATGTCCACCCACCGCCAACACCGTCAAACACAACATTATCACCAAAAGTTTTTCCGTTGGTTGTTATAGTTTTACCAGTTGTTGTTGCGTTAAATGTGGTTACGCCTGTATATGATCTAGTAAAAAGTGTAGCTGGAAACGTAAGACTGCCAGATACTGTCAATCCAATGTTTGAGCCAGCAAGCGTCATAGTCCCATCGGTACTTATTGTTATGTCATTACAAACCCTTGGAGAGATTGACATAGTGACGGTAAAAGCTGCTGTTCCCGTGTTTGAATTGGCATCAAAAAATACGTTGTCTGCGGCAGTAGGCACAGACGCACCGCCAGCACCACCAGACGTAGTTGACCAGTTTGCGGTGTTTGTTGCACTCCAAGTGCCAGTTCCACCCCTCCAATATCTATCAGCCATTAGATTTCCTCAGATGATGCGGTTATAACAGCAATCCAATCATCTAAACGCTGTTGTTTAATTGCTTCAATTTCAACATCTGTGAATGTGTGGTCATCAGACAAAATTAAAGCATCTGCAAAAGTGCCATATTCAGATTCAAAAGAAAAATCAATTTTTACCATGTTACTTAGAATCCAAAGACTTTAGCCAACAACTGCCATTTAGCGGCTGTGGAGTTATAGATAAAACCAACGTAATCATATTTACTAGAGCCTGTGGAAGCAACAGGTAAAACTAAATCAGTTGAGCCAGCAAATATGGCATTCCATGAAAATGTCTGAATGTTAGTAGACTGTAATCTTAACACAAGTTTTTGTCCGTTTACAGGCGTTCCTGTGGGTGCGTTAACAGTCAAAGTACCTGCTGTTTGTGTATTAGCTTGTGTTGCAATATCTGTTGTATCTGCATTGATAGTGATACTTGTAGCGTCAGCAATACTTACAACACGTTGAACAACTGTTTTGTTACTTAGAGTCTCAGTGCCTGTATACGTGGCAATAGAGGCTCCAGCAAGCGTTGTAGCGCCAGTGCCTCCATTAGCTACAGCTAGTGTACCAGCCAGTGTAATAGTTCCAGAGCTTGTTACAGGGCCTCCAGAGGTAGTTAAACCTGTAGTTCCACCTGAAACAGCTACTGAGGTAACAGTACCACTACCGCTAACCGTGCCCCACGAAGCTGTAGTTCCGTCAGTGGTTAAATATTTACCTGAGTTTCCTGCCTGATCTGGAAGAGATGTGCCGCCACTAACGGCGGGGTTATTGAAGTAAACTTTTAGTTTTTCAGTAGTTTCAAAAGGAAGTACTTCACCGGCGTTAATTTCAGTACCGTCTGTGAGAGTGATGATCAATGCGCCATCAAAGTCAACTCTAGCATCAGCTACGCCAATACCTTGTTCGCCTTGTTGACCTTCTTTACCGGGAACGCCTTGAGGCCCTTGAATGCCGGGAGTGCCGTTTAAGCCCCTGTCTCCTTTATCACCCTTAGGGCCTTGAAGACCATCTCTACCATTAGTGATGCTATTAGCTTTTTTATCAACAAAACCGGACAATTCGTTAAAACGATTCTCTAAATTCTCTTGAATTTTCTTAATTGCTTGCTTAACGAGATTAGCTTGAGTCTGATTCTCTATTTTTACTAGATTATTCTTTAAAGAAGGCAGATTAGTTTGCAAATCCTTGACTAAGGCCAGCCTTTCCTCGTCACTAAGGTCAGAAGAGATTCCTAATTTAGCTTCTAAATCTTCTAATTTCATTTATTCATCCCTTCTGTCAGACTTTTTAGGAATTCATGATCAGATTGAGATTGTTCTTGATTTTGTTTGCTCATTTGAAGCTCAACAATCTTCGCTTTGTTCTTAATGTCAGCTTCTTTGAGCATTAAGTCAGCAATTTTAACACGCCTATCAAATTCTCTAGTAGCTAATTCATCATTATTAGGCAAATTATTAGTAGATGAGGCAATAATCTTAGCTTGAACTTCTTGAGGCTTGAGCTGAGTCTCCATCATGGTGTTAGCTGCTTCGGCTTGGTTACGTTCAGCCTGTGTTGCATTAACGGCAATCTGTGCCTGAGCAGCTTGGATAGCCAATTGTTGCTGCATCTGTTGCATCTCTTGTGCTTGAGGGTCAGGCTGGCTCATCTTATCGAGAGCGTCAATCATCTCAGCGCGGTTAGACAGAGAAGAGTTCTGAATCACACCCTTCAAGATCAATGGAAGCACTGGAGTGTTAGGGCCTAAGGTTTGGAGGAGCGCAATGAACTGAGATTGTTCGTACTCACGGGCCATGATACCCAACGTAGCTGTAGGTACGAAGTTCAAGTCAGCTGAAGGATAACGCTCAGGGTCAAACTGCATGAACCTGAATGCTGCCTTTTTGATGAAAGGAGATAAGAAGTCCTCTTGGAAGTTCGTAAGGGTACGCTTGTTCTTCTTGATCAACGAAGCCACAGCCATCGAGATACCGCCTTGAGAGGCATCACGGGAGACTTGGGAGATCATGCCATTGGTGTCCATCGTACCAGTAGCTTGCAAGAGCATACGCTCAAAGTTCTGAGCTGCGGCTGGAGCGTTACCGTCAGTAGAGCCAAACTTGAACGGCATCATAATCTCAGATGGATTACCGTTAGTCAGAAGGGCTTTGCCGGGCTTGACTTCAAACTTAGCACCACGAGGCAAGCGAGTAGCGTCCATAGCGATCATAGGCGATGTAGTCAACGCCAACGAGTCAAGGTAGGCACGATACTGAGCATCGATAGCCTTTTGCATGTTGTATGCCTTCTCAACCACACCACGACCCAACAGACGGTTAGGTACTGTGTCGTCTTGGTACGACATAATAGGACGATCCTTCATCATGTAAGGATTTTCTTCAGCTTTTAGAAGGAGTGAGCCGTTACCGATAACGATAATAGCCTCTACTAGGTCGGAGTAGTCATCCGCTGCTGAGTCTTCAGGGAAAAGGTCAACAACTTCTTTGTTATTACCTTCTAGTTGCTCTAAGTACTCACGAGGCACTAGGCCGTAGTAGGTAAGCATAGTGGCTTTACCGTCTTGGAACTGACGAAGTTCTTGAGTAGCCTCTAAGGTGTCATCATCAGTGTATGGGGAGATGTCTACCTTGCGATAGATACCAGATTCCATGCCAGCTACGATCTTATGCAAGCTCACTGGCTTCTCAATAGCTACACCCATACAGTCATCCACTGACGTACCGTTAGGGTCAAACAAGAAGTTCTTAGGATTAATAGGGTTCAACGAAACAGAGATACGATCCTTCTCTGTAACACCGATGGCTGCTTGGCCTGTAACGCCGGGGATAGCCTGAGTAGCAGGAGTGTATTCTTTTACTGTCTTAACTACCAACTCACCGATACCTGTACCATAGATCTTAGCCATCAAGCCAATCTGGTCGATACTCTTACGGATCTTGTCCTTAGCGAAGTCTTCCATCATCATAGCTTTGAGCATAGCTACGTCGATAGGCTGACCGTTAACGTCCATTACGTCATCTT